AACATAAATTAATTTATAACCTCTATTAATAAATGTTTTGTGAAAAGATCCAGTCAAATATTTTACTTTGCGATCTCCCACACATGTGTAATCCCAACCATCTATGGTTTCTCCCTTTTCAAATGTAGGAGTTATGATAATATTTTTAGCAAATGATTCAACCCATTCCAAAAAAATATTGATATCTATTTTATTATTTGTCCATTCATCAGAATTGATTGATCCTTTTGCCACTAAATAATCAATTTTTTGTATTGCTGGCCTATCAATTCGATAGTCATTATAATAACCTTCAAACCCAAGTAATTCACAAAATCTAAAAATTACTGGATCATTATCAACAAACAAACATTTCTCTGCTCCCATATCTTTGGCAACAATCAAACTTTCTGCACTACCTGGACCAAGATCCATTACAGTCTTATCTTTAAAGTCAATATCAAGATATTCATAAATGCTTGACCATATTTGACGATGATGCTTGGCTCCTCTATAATCTTTAATGCTATCAACTTGATCATGGATATATCCCCATAATGATGTCAGGTTTTTGTAATGACCTGGAGTATCTTTAATCCATGATACCAACTCATCCATTGTCATATCCTTGCAATGCTTTCTTAATTCTTTGTAGTTGTTCATGTCTTATTGTTTTTTAATAACTAATTGTTGCACCCAAATATGTCTGCAATATGGGGTGCTTACTTGAGTCTGAGGATTTGTATACCATCCACCTCTATAGTTCCATACATTGCGATCTACTCTTGAGCTGATGCTATTGATATCATCCCGGGTGTAGAGTCTATTTAATGACAATAGTCTAAGGCAGAAGTCTCTTGATTTAGTCAATACTCTTGGTACACCTGGTCTTTCTTTGTAAGTGTATACTACCATGAATCTATCAACGGGAGCTGGAGCTTCATCCAGCAATTGCTTTCCCAAGTCAGACACCTCACCATCAACAAGTAATTCAAAGTCAATAAGTCTCTCAGTTGACTTGGCAATCTCTTCTACACTGGCACCAGTAGCTGTTGCAATAGATGATGCATCCTCACCAGCAATGAGCATTGATAGAATTGATTTCTCTAGTGCTGAAATATTAGCTTTGACCTCGCCAATAGTTGCAAACATCATCTGTTCTTTGCTGAATACCTCATCAGATGGTGTATCCCATTCAATAATATTTGTCTTTAGGACCTTGTATTCAGATGAATCAACACCATATTCTGAAAATATTGTAATCTCATCAGCACTGAATTCATGCTTATGATCACAGCTTGACAGTGTAGTGCTAGGCAATCCTACAATTTTGCGAGCTTGTGCCTCACCAATTGTTGGGAATGATGCCATCACAATATGTAATGCAGAATCAGATGACAAAGAATCAGATTTTACTCTTTCAACTATGTCCATCAATGCTGATATCTGACTTTTACTTAATGATTGATTTGTATCAGTGCTCAATGCCGTATCTACTGGTGTTGCTGTAACTGGTGCAGCAGCTACAATTGGCCGAACATCAACTAACTTCAATGTACCAATGGCACCTGATAGTTGTACCATGTAATTCATCAGCCATTCAATCTGCTTCTGTCTTGAATTAATATAGGTATTCTTATAGATCTCAAACAAGTCATCTGTCTCAGCTGCGTTAAATGATCCATTTGGAGCAATACCAAACAAGGATGGAGCCACCACAGAATGAGCCACAAGGATATTCTGCTGCACTGACTTCTCAGTCATGGCATATCTCTCATGTAGGTTATTACCATTCAATGGCATTACTGTAGGAGCTTCATCTGCTCCATTGCTGAATGTGATGATTATCTCACCAGCATCCTCAACAGATTGTGTACGGCCCTTGATTTGTTCTTTTATTCTTCTTTCCTCTTCAGAAGTTTCAGGCTCACCGGATGCTAGGTTAATTAGTGTACCGGCCTTGAATCCATTCTGCAATTCATACATGTGGAATTTACTGATGTCAACATCTGTTTGAATGGCTGTAATACCACCATAGTAAGGAGGCTTAGGATAGATTCCTTTCTCACCTCTCGCTTGCTTAGATGGCTCCTTATAGTACAGAATGAATGATCCAGTGCGATTGTTTTCATTCAGTGCCGGATAGCTTCTGTAATTTGTCTTTTCTGCTGATTGCTGCAAAGCTGACCAGTCATCAGATACATAGTACAGCCTCTCATCCTCAGTGATTCTGATAAGATCAATATCCATGTGCTCCCATCTCACTACCTTAGTACCTTCTCTGTTCCATGTACCTATCACAGCCATTGCACCAAACACCTCAAAGTCAAAGGCCATTCTTTGAGCAATCTCATTCATGTCAAAGTCAGCAAATGGATTTGCAAGGAAAGCAGTCAGATCACCTGATACTGCCTCAAGGCCACCTCCAGCAATGTAGTAGGTTTTATTCTTGATGATACCTTGATGCCAGGCACTACCTTGCAGAAGCTCAATAAGGAAGAAAGGATAATCATTCTTTTTTCCCCATTTCATGAAGCCTCTTTGAGAATCTTTCTCCTCTATTGGCAATTGATACTGCTTGCTGAATGACAAGCTGGTGATCTTACTCATATATGTTATTTAATATTGTTGTCGAAAATTCATTTGATGGTGAGTCAATCTCATACACATGTGCTCTGCCCTCTTCACATAGATTGTCAGCTAGATCAGGATCTAAATTACTGCTTGATGTCTGCTCAAATATTCTGTATGTGTAAAAGCCAGCATATGGAAAAGTCACATCCACCAAATCCTCAATCACAAACTCATCAAATCTTGATGTGCTTGTACTGATGTTTGGAAGTATGCAAGTCACAGATTCAAAGCTCTGCTCATGCGTAAACTCAAGGAGCCAATAAGGGGCTGTCAGAGTCTGATATTCCGTTACTGTCACTATCAGTGTTGATGTCTGATATCTCTCGAGTCTTAACATTTATTATTTTTATTTTAGGCTCACTATTTACAAAGATATGCAAAAGTCCTAGTTTAATATATAACTCCTCGTTGCCCTCCTCAATCACAAAGTATCTATTCAATAGATTACTCTTGACTTTGGCTCCAATAAATTTCTGATCTATTTTCATGGCTCTAATTTAATAAAAAAAGGGAAAGGAATACTCATCCTCTCCCTTCTAGTATTTGGTTTGATTAGGTAGATTAAACTACTGGAGACTGTTGAGTCAACAAAGTTGCTACAATACCAGCTGCTACATCAGGGACTTCATTGTTTTCAAGACCAGCCAAGACAATTGAATGTCCGTTTCTGTCTGATTTGATAACACCTGAAGTGTATTCTGATCCATCATTGATTTGTAGACCTTCATCAAGTCCTAATGCTACATAAGTACCATCAGCTTTCTCAACAATTGCTACCACTTCATTCTGTCCAAGTAAGTGAATTTCAGCACGCAGCTCCTTTGTATCTGATGCTAGGATCATGTTCAAAGATTGCTCATACCATAAAGTTCCATTCTCTTTATTTACTCGGATAGGCGCAGTGTAGCTAGATAAATTTGATTTCAATTTGTACTGGAATACCTCACCAGTAACTGTCAACGTAGTAATCTCATTGCCAGTCAATGTTGGCCCAGTTGCAATTGATCCTATTGGGAACAAAATAACAGATTTGATACCACCTTTTCCATTGGTACATGTTCTGTCATTAAACCCAGTTGTCATATTACATGCCATCTCTTCTGTATTTTTTAAGTTAGGGGAGAGCTAACCCTCCCCATATTTGTTAATTAGTTAGGTGATCCAGTTCCGTTCCAAACTCCGATCTGATCCAAGAATGGTACTTGTACACCAGCTCTGAATTTAGATCTGATATAGATAACATCATCATCTTGAGAATACCAAAGATCGTAGTTATCAAAGTCAGAAGATAAGTCAGTTCCGAATACAAAGTGAGATGCTTTCCCAGTGTAGATATTGTCAAGACCATTCAATCCTGGTACCTTAACAACTCGCATATCTGTACCTGGTACAATGATCTCTTCCATTGTAGCAATTTGTGCTGGAGAATAGTGGAAGAAATTAAG